CATTGACGTTGAAGAGGTGAGAGGTTCGAATCCTCTATTGCCCACCAGATACGACGATTGTATAACTCTTTATCAGTTACTGATGAAGAGTTTTTTAATGTCGTAAAGGAGTATAGAAAATGACAATCGCAAACTCAGATAACATCAGATCTCATATCTTTCGCGTGTATGTGGAAGAACGCACCTCGAAAGAGAATAAGCCATATAGCGTATTGAATATTGAATGGGTTATGCCTAATGAGAAGACATACAAACAGACTGTTTTTCTCTCTGCTGAACAATTGGCCCTTATAGAGTCATCAGTTGCTAAGGAGGCCCTGCTTTAATTGTAGGGCTTTATGTTTTTGGTGCTTGCATTCGGAAAGCAAGTTAAATGTCAATATAGACGCAGCCAGAGTGCCATTGTAGCGGGCTGGTACTCAAGTGATATTGAATAATTAAAAGCTACAAGAAAGGATTAAAGCAAGTTATGAAGCTTATTGAAGCAGCTGACGCTACTAGCATCATTACGACAGTTATCGGGTACTTTACTCAAAACTGGCCTGCTCTTGCAATTCTGATCGGCTTTGGCGTTGGTCTGAAGTTGTTCCGCAGCTTTGGCAATCGTGGCCTTAAAGGTCGTTTCTAGTAGTTTGCGGGGTATGCGACTCCCACCACACGTGTACCCCGCACCTTGCTTAAATTGAATTATGAAAACTATAGAGATTGTACAATTAATAACTCAGACCCTATCTGCTAACTTTTCTTCTCTTTTGGCGATCGTTGCTGTTGGTGCTGGTGTCAAAATAGTTTTAGATATTGTTTTTAAGTCGCTTTACTCGGTTACTAATTCTAGATAGGAGTTTTTTATGTCGTCAATGGAGTTACAAACAATTTTAGATAAGTTTCTTGTAAAATTTTTTGTCATTCTATTTTCTGCTGTTATTTGCTGGTATCTAATAAGACGGATTAGCTATTCTGGAGGTGATAAGTAATGAGTTCTAGCGATATTGTCAATTTGATCTATAGTATTATTACTTTTTTTGCTTTAGGCTTTTGTGTTTATTTTATCTATACTGATTTGTTTAAGAATAGGGGTAATAAAAAATGATGATGTTATTCGCTTTATTCTCCATTTTTTTGTTGGTTATAGTGGTTTTTTCGATCGATGAAGAAAAAGAATATCAGACTTATTTAAGAAAGAATCTTAAAGATGAAAATAAATAAAAGAGTATTTTATATTTTATCTTCTCTTCTAATTTTGTGCTATTCTGTTCTTTCGCCTTTTTATAAGGTTTCTGCCCTTGAAAAAAAAGACGATCTACCTGCTTTTAATGAAGTTAAGAATATTAGTGTTGAGTTTGGTAAGTTTAAGTCTGATGATCTAACTTATTTTTGGTATAACTATTTTTTTAATAAGAAGAAGGATGATAGTTTTAATTTTGTATGGGATTGTCCTGTTTTGACTAGAGATCAAGCTAAGGCAAGTTATGATAAAGCTGTAGCTAATAATGAGGGTTGGCTTGTTACTCAGAAAGAATATGTATTCGATTCTCTCTATCAAGGTAAGAAGACCCCTGTTAAGTCTTTGCAAGTCTATTGGTCTGAGAAAAAATTGAATAAACAATTATTAAAATATCAGAGAGGTCTAGGTTATTATTGGCAATTTAATGATTTTATCTCTAATGGTATTTATTATCTGGATATGCGTTATGATGATAATGGTCGTGTTCGTATTGGGTGCTATGATATACAGTCTTTTACAAAAGACTATTCTAAGTTGACTGCTGTTTTATCTGATACTAATGAAAATGTTGGTCCTGATGCACAGAAAGAAGGCTATTATAATAAGACTTCTACTTTAATAAATACATTTCCTTATGAGGTCGATAAGAATACTATAGGTGATAAGGTTATTGATATTCGCGATTCTTATCAACAGACTCTCTATCCTCACTTTGAGTATGATTTGAAGTATCTTAAACTTAAACTGAAACACCTTAAAAAAGAGGATTCTATAAAGTTCCCTGACGCTTGGTCTAGCTACGATAATAAAAAAGGTTATTATATTCCTGATAAGTCTGATTATGATATATGGTTTACCGTTCAACACCGTAAGGGCGGTGATGTAATTCAAAATGGTACACAATTTGTTAAGGCTGATGGTTCTGCTGATTTTGAATTACCTTCTTTAGGTGAATATGTTATTACTGCCTCTTATAGTATTAAGGTGTGTTATGCTTACTCTTATGATAGAGATAAAACTATAACGCCTGCTGCTGGTGATTATTGTTTCAATATTCAACCAGATGAGACGAAAGCTGTAAAGTATGGTGCTCGTACTGTTTACTTAAAAGCTGATGGATCTTCTAAGTCTGGCAATACTCTAGGTTTAGACTGTAATTATGGATTTTGTTCTGAATTGAAGCAGAAGCCTAAGTATGAGGATTGTTCTCAATTCGATTGGAAGTTTGGTAGTATTAAGATTCCTTCGCCTGGCTCTATTGCTTGTGCTATTCGTAATTCTTTTGTTTGGTTCTTTACGGATTTTCTCTTTGGTATAATTTTTCCAAAAATTGAAGATCTTCAATCATTATGGGACGATCTTTTGAATACTATTATTGATCGATTGGGCTTTTTGGCCTTGCCGTTCACTTTTATAAAAGGTGTATTCACTACAGTACAAGCTATGACTACTAATAATAGTACTTGTGCTGTTTCGCTTACTGTTTTTGGCTCTACCGCTAACCTTGAGATGTGTAGGTGGCGATATCAATTACCTGCTGTCTGGTCATTTATGCAGATATTTCTTCAAGGTGGTATAGCTATTGGCTTTTTGTGGACTTGCTATAGGCTCGCTAATCGGTTCTTTGGTATTTATGTTGAGGATTATGAAGAGGAGGATCACGATACTCAGTCTATACGTTGGTTTGACGAGCGTACTGGTGATCACGGTGATTGGGAAGAAAGGAGAAAGGATTAGTTTATGATAGTAATGTTTATTTTATCTTTTATCGTCGTTATCATTAAGTTTATTCTATCTCTTATTCTTATTCCTGCCGCTCCACTGGTTTTCCTTAATGCCATAAATAATGTTGTTCCTTATTTTGCCTTTCCGATTGTTGTTCTTAGAAACTATATAGGTGATACATTCTTTACTACAATGCTCGTTATGATCGTTACTAGTATTACTGTCTTTATAGCAATACGTCCTGTTCTCTGGTTCTATAACAAAGTGAGGGGTCATTAATGCCGAATATTTTACCATTCGTTTCTAAGTCTTTATCTTTCGATAAAGAAGCTATTAGAGAAAATAGACGCAACCTTAAGGATCCGGATTACTTTCGCCCTTCAGGTATTCAGACCTTTTTCGGTGAACAAGGTGACGGTAAGACTATAACTCTAATTCATTTTTATAAGAAAATTGCAAAACGCTATCCGAAAGCTATTGTTGTTTCTAACATCATATTAAAAGATCGTACCGCTCTTAAGTTTGATGGGTCTTTGGATAAATTAAAGTCTATTCTCTCTCGTGAAATAGATACTGTTTCTAGCTATATCTATTATTCTTCTTTAGAAGAATATGCTCTTGTCAATCAGTGTGTACGTAATGGCAAATATGGCGTAATAATAATTACTGATGAATATCAAAATTATTTCTCTAACCAAGACTCTCGTAATGTTCCACCTTGGGTCATTCATCAGGCCGCACAGAATCGTAAACAGAAACGGATCCACCTCGTTACTTCTCAAGATTATGATCAATTGGTTAAGGCTGTACGTCGTCGATCGGATATTGCTTTTAAATGCAAGTCTTTTGCTATTCCATTCGGCTTATCTGCTGGCCCTATCTTTACGGTTTATTGGGCGTTTATCGCTAAGAAGCTAGAGTTTGATAACAATGGCAAGCGTGTCGATGGCTCACGCCCTCTCAAAATGGGATTTTTCTTCCAGTCGCAAGCTTTGCGCGATTCATACGATACCAATCAGGTTGTATTTACTGGCTCTCAGGCTGACGGCGTTTACCTCGCCTCACAGCCTACTGTCACGGTGAAGAAATTGGCTGTTCCCCTTAAAAGGCGAAAGGGGGTGTTTTCCAGGTAGAAGCGACTCTCTGATCGGCGCGAAAAGTTGGCTTTTCGCGTCCGGGCGGTGTCTATAGGTTCCCGCCCGTAGGGCTACTTGATAACCCAACACTTAACAAGCGTTTATAGAGGTAAACAACACATAAAAAATAACATATTGGGGGTATGTTTTATGAATCAATCTTTAACTGTAATTGAACACATTACAAAGGAATACCCTAACAATATGTATAAAGTTACTATCTTTAATAATCCTTTAGTACTTCCACGGCCTAAGTTGGGTCATAAGCCTAATAGGGATTCTGAGAAGCCATCAGATAAAGCTATTGAAGAATCTCTTCGCCGTACACGTACAACTATTTTTGATTATGCCTTATCTAACAACTTCTCTTACTTTGTTACTTTTACTTTCAATCCTAAGAAGGTCGATAGATATTCTATAGAAGCTACTTTTAATACTATGAAGTACTGGCTCAATCGTCAGAAAAAGCACTCTCCTGATTTTGCATACGTGATCGTACCAGAGTTCCATAAGGATGGTGCTATCCACTTCCATGCTTTAATTCGTGATTATAACGCCGAATTAAAGTCTACTAATGTTTTCCAAAATGGTAAACGCGTTTACAATCTTACTGGCTTTACTGCTGGATTTACAAACGCTCAGAAGCTTGATGATGATCAGACTAAAGCCGCGGCTTATCTCACTAAGTATATTACTAAAGATATGCTTAATCGATTCAATAAGCGTCGCTATTGGGCCTCTAAGAATCTATGCAAGCCTGTAAAACATTATGAGTCATTAGATGAATTAAAATTAAGTCAGTATATTCACGATGATAATTTAATGTTTCATTCTGATGCATATAATTTATCAATTTATCAATTCAAGCGTAATTTGGATATCGATTCTATTTATGATTTATTAGTCGATAGAGATGTAGATTTGACTTCTTCAGTCGCTATTAATATTAAACTTCGTCAAGCATCATTGCCTACTATTTTCAAACAGACTCGCCCTCTTCCGCCTTAATTTTTTGTTTTCAGGTAGTCTTCTAGAATTTTCTTTATCTCTGTAGTTTTATTATAGGTTCCTATTGTACAGAATGCTGCCATTACTATTATTACAACCACTAGAAATGCTATTAGCTCTACTATTGCAATTATAATTTCTGGTTGATTTAGGTTTAATTCCATGTTTATTACCTTTTTTTGTTTTTTTAAGATTAATTTCTAATTGCATTATATAACATAAATTGGAGGGTAGAAAGTGATTCTTTATGAAAATATCTGAAGCCTTTAAGCTTTATATTTGCGATTATGTATTAAGGGCTGGCAAGTCTATTAATACTGAATCTAGTTATTTAAATATCAGTAAGTCCTTGATCTCATTCTTTGGGGATGTGGATATTGAAAGTTTGTCTTTTTCGGATTTTAGAGATTGGCACAACTTTGTTTCATCTCGATGGAGATCTAATACCGTTCGTAATGCTATCTCTTGCATTCGTATGGTTTTAAAGATGGCCGCAAGGAGAGGATTTAATGTTATGGATTATGAAGAGTTAGTCGTCCCCAAGCGTGAGAAGTATATTATTCAATACTTATTACCAGAGGAGATTGAGGATTTTATTTCTGTTGCCTCTCGCCAATGTAGAGGCTATGGATCCATGAATCGATTGCGCAACATTGCAATATTGCGTTTGTTGGCCGCATCGGGTATTCGTGTTTCTGAGTTAGTATCCTTGAATCGCAATAGTATTCGTCATCGTAAATTTACGGTCATCGGAAAGAGTAAGAATCCTCGTGTTGTTTTTATTGATGAAGCTACTGAAGATGCTATAAATAATTATTTAGCTTGTCGCACTGACGACAACTCTGCCCTCTTTATTTCTCATCAAGGCGCTCGATCTCGTCTTACTACTGGCGGTGTTCGTCGTATATTTGAATCTATTTGCGATAATTCAGACTTTATTAACGTAACCCCTCATACTATCCGCCATTCGTTTGCTACAATGCTTTTAGATAAAGGTATTGAATTATGCTATATTTCGGATCTATTGGGTCATCAGAGTTTGGATACGACGCGTATTTATACACACTATACGAATACAAAATTACAATATATTTATGATTCAGTTATGACTTAAATATGTTATTATATATGTAGTTAGTAACTTTTACAGAGTATTCCATTGACGTTGAAGAGGTGAGAGGTTCGAATCCTCTATTGCCCACCAGAT